TAACATATTGATACATAATGTTACGTATTAACCACATTGAAATACACTACATATAGTGTTCAACCATTGAACATACCACTACATATAGTGTTTAGACAAACAAAGACAACTAGATATAGTTGAATCAAAACAATGAATTAACTACATGTAGTAGAGTATTATACGCATAGATACTAGGGATAGTAGCATACAGTAAGGATAGTACAGAGAAGAGGGGGTGGGGGGAAAAGAAGGAAGAGCTATAAAAGTGAGAGGGACACCATCACTCGTTATTTATATTTTTAGAAAACAAGGTAGGTGTCTAGTAAGATACCTAGGGTAGATATGCAAATAATAGTTGACATTCCGCGCTACATCTACCGATTCCGCGCTTATGCGCTACTATACTGTTATATTATTATTATTATAATATATATATATAATACTATTACAGAGCTATTATAGTTATATATACTATTCCCTATATAATATATATATATATAATATATAAAGGGTAACACAAAACTAATAAATAGTCAAGTAACTTATTTTACATCTAAATGAAAATAGTTCTTGCAATCGTATTACGAAAGGAGTATAATGCTCGCCTATAAACATATGAACAGAATATAAGCCGTATGATGGGTTAAATCAAACTCCTTTTAGCGTTATAAACTAAGAGATACGCAGTTCGATGGGGAATAGGGTCTATCCACTGAAGACCATAACGTGTAACAACGGGACGTCATATGTGTCCAACAATAGTGGCTAATAATGAGCGACGTAATGTATAAACGGAGAAAGATATGGGTAGAGTAGTCTACGTAAGGGATAAGAAAACCAAGGCAGGCCAACCTGGTTTCTGGCCCGAAAAGAAAAGAATTGAAGTAGCAACTACATTTAAAACGTGTGGTAGTGTTCCTATAACTGCTGGTATGACAGGTGTTCCAATTGATACAATCAACACTTGGAAGAAGCAACCTTGGTGGAAAGAAATGCTTGATGAGTTGTCTTATGAAGACAATACAAAGCTAGATGCCAAGCTTGAAAAGGTTATGGATAAAGCACTAGATCAAGTCATGGATAGACTTGAGAATGGTGAATATATGTATGATCCTCGTACTGGTAAGGTTAAAAGAATACCTGCTAAGCTACGAGATGTAGGCAAGGTTGTTAACGATACAATTGATAAACGATCCTTGTTAAAACGTAATGGTGGTAGAACAGAATCTGATAAAACAATTACAGCAGATCATCTCATTGAACTTGCTAAAGCATTCGCTGAGTTCTCCACTGGTAAGAAGGAAACTGAAATACCTAAATCCCTCTACGAGGGTGAATACACAGAATACATTGAGGAAAATAATGGCGAAGGGATGCAAGGGGCGGAAGCCTCCGAAGAAGTAAGTTGATTGTTGTGATCAAACTATGTTTAAATTGTAGTAAAGAGCATACTAAACGACAACAATATTGCTCTGATATTTGTAGATGGGATGCTAAGAATAAAAAAGTCTCTTTGGAGACTAAAGATAAAATAGTAGAAAAAGAATGTGTTTGTTGTAAACAATTATTCATTCCTAAAGCACTTCATCCTAGGTATAAATATTGCTCTTCACAATGTAAAGATAAATTTAATAAAGAAAAAGCTAAAGTAGAAGGCAGAAATAAACTCTGGAAACGAGATAAAGAAAAGAATAGAATAACACAAAGACGTTCTTATCAAGAAAATAAATCAGGAAGAAAAGAGTATATTCTTCTTCAAAATGAAAAGAGACGGGCTTTAACTTCTAGATACAATTTAGACCCAGAGTTTTCTGCCTTTGTTTTTCAAGAGGCACAACTACTTAGAAAATTGAGAGATATTACTACTAATATAACCTGGCACGTAGATCATATAGTACCCCTAAAGGGTAAGCTTGTATGTGGATTACATATCTGGAATAACTTTGCAGTAATACCTAAACAATTAAATTTGGAGAAATCAAATGCCTTTTATGAAGAAAGTTAATGGAAAATCTGTCAGAGACTATCAAGCTGAAAAAGAGTGGGATCATCGGAATGGAAAAAGACTGAAGGATCGTGCGGCCAGAAATGCTGCTAGAAAGAAACTTGGTTTAAAAGTAGGTGATCCACGTGATGCAGGTCATAAGAAGGCTAGGTCTAAGGGTGGTGGTAACGGTTTGGCTAATCTGTTTGCTCAGAATGCCTCTCAAAACCAATCATTTTCACGAAATAAAGATGGAAGTATGCGATCAGAAATCTCCAAAAGAGAGAGAAAGCGAAAGTGAAATACTGTAAAAAGTGTAACACTTATAAAGATGAATCTAAGTTTGGTACACACAAAGCTACAAAAGATAAACTACAGTGCTCATGTAAAGCTTGTATAAATACTACTTCTGCTAAATTTTACAGAGAAAATAAAGAACATTGTAGCTTACGTACAAGTACTTGGAAACAAGTAAATAAAGATAAGGTAAATCTTTCTACAGCATTACGTAGAAAAAGAATTAGACTTAATAAACCAAAATGGGCAAACGATTTCTTTTTAGAAGAGGCTTATCTTTTAGCAAAACTAAGAACCGATGTTACTAGATTTGAATGGCATGTAGACCATATACAACCACTAAGAGGTAAAGATGTTTGTGGTTTACATGCAGAAACTAATGTACAAGTAATTCCAGCAATTCTTAATTATAAGAAATCATATTACGGAACTACTGAATATACATGGGGTAGTTTTTAAGTATGAAGAGTGAGACATCAAAACGAGAGCGTAGTAAACGTAAATGACTATAGAGTTAACTAAAGATTTGATTAAAGGGTTACAATGTCCCCATTGTGGTACTTTGTTCTGTTCTTTAGATAAACGTAGAAAATATTGTTCATTAAAATGTACAGTTGCTTATAATGCATTAAAATTTTATCATCGAAAAATGAAGTCTGATGATTCTGATTGGAAAAATAAAATAAAAGAAGCAGATAAAATTAGAAGCGTTAGACGACGATCCCAACCTGGGTATAGGGAATGGTTTAGGGCTTACGAACAAACTTACCGTGAGAAGAATAGAGTTTCTTATAGGGCTAAAGATGCAAAACGACGTGCTGTAGAATTACAAGCACTACCTTCTTGGGCTAATTTAGATGATATAAAGAATGTATACCAAGAGGCAAAGTATTTTGGTTATCATGTAGATCATATTATACCTTTACAAGGTAAATTAGTTTGTGGTTTGCATGTTTGGGATAACCTTCAATTACTATCTGAACGAGATAATAAGAGTAAAGGTAACTCATATAATGGTTGAATTAAATAAAGACCTCATACGTGGATTTGTCGGATCATGTCTGGTATCTGGATTTGATGGTAGTAAGGCTATTCCCCCACTTCATGAAGAAATGTGGGATTTATGCTGTTCTAAACACAAATATATTGCCATAGCTGCCCCACGTAGACATGCAAAATCAACTGCTGTCACCTTATCTTATACTTTAGCCTCTGTACTATTCAGACAAAGTAAATTTGTCGTCATTGTTTCCGATAGTGAGTATCAAGCAGGGATGTTCTTAGGTCAAATCAAGACAGCCCTAACTGAAAACAAAACTCTCATTGATTTATTTCACATTAAGCGGAATGAAAAAGGAGAAGTAGTCTTTGTTAAAGAAACAGAGACTGATATTATCGTTGAAACAGAAGATGGTCATAAGTTTCGTATCATTGCTAAGGGCTCTGAGCAGAAGCTTCGTGGTTTACTATGGAATGGTCAACGTCCTGACTTAATGGTTCTAGATGATATGGAATCAGATGAGCAGGTAATGAATAAAGAACGTAGACTTAAGTTTAGAAAGTGGTTCTATGGTGCTTTAGTACCAGCTCTTTCTGAACATGGTAAGATTAGATATGTAGGTACTATCCTACACCAAGACTCCATGTTAGAAAACCTAATGCCTAAAGAGTTTGGACCTTACACAGTAAGAGAAGAACTTAAAACCTATGCTACTAAGTATCTAGGTTTATGGCGTAGCGTTAAATATAAAGCACATAACTCTGACTTCTCAGAGATACTATGGGCTGACATGTGGTCTAAAGATACACTAATGAGTATGAGAGAGGATTATCTAGCTAGAGGTCTTCCAGAACAATACTCACAAGAGTTTCTTAATATACCTATTGATGAGTCTACTGCTTACTTTAAACGACATGACTTTATAGCAGAACACCAGGATGATAAAAAGAAAACATTAAACTACTACATCTCTGGTGACTTTGCTATCTCGGAAAGAGATAGAGCTGACTACACTGTCTTCGTTATTGGTGGTATGGATGATGCTGGTTATCTCCACATCAAGAATGTTATTCGAGATAGAATGGATGGTGAGGAGATTGTCCGTACTATGATTGGATTACAAAAGGTATATCAACCTATTGCTTTTGGTATAGAAGAAACACAAATTACTAAAGCTATTGGACCATACTTAAATAGAGCCATGGTTGAATCTGGTGTATACCTTAATCTAATTAAGATGAATCCACATAAGACGGATAAGCAGTCTAGAGCGCAATCTATACGTGCTCGTATGCGTGCTGGTGGTGTTAAGTTTGATAAGACGGCTGACTGGTATAATACTTTCGAGGATGAGTTACTATCTTTCCCACGAAGTAGACACGATGACCAAGTGGATGCTCTCTCTTATTTAGGACTTATCTTAGATAAAATTATAGAAGCTCCTACGCAACAAGAGCAGGAAGATGATGAATACCAACGCGAGTTAGAGGAATCTGGCTCTTTGTTTACCGGGAGAGACTCGACTACGGGCTATTAGAATGAAACTAGAAAAAATTATTGATAACATCAATGTAGCAGAAGACTTAGATAAGGAAACTCTACAAGATATAGGTAACAAGGTAGTTATCGGTTATGAAGCTGATTTACTATCTAGGGTAGCTTGGGAAAAGGACTTAGAGAAATGGACCAAGCTAGCATTACAAATTGTAGAAGAAAAGACATTCCCTTGGCGGAATGCTGCTAACGTAAAGTTTCCACTACTATCTACTGCTTGTATGCAATTCAATGCTAGAGCTTATCCAACACTAATTCCATCTGATGGTAGTGTTGTTAAGTGTCGTATCATAGGTAGTGATGCTACTGGTGAGAAAGCACAGAGAGCTTGGCGTGTGGGTAAGTATATGTCTTGGCAGATTCTAGAAGAGATGGATGATTGGGAAGAGCATATGGATAAGCTACTTCTAATTCTTCCTATTACTGGTACTGCATTTAAGAAGATTTACTTTGACCCACAAACACAGAAGAACTGTTCTAAACTAATATTCCCAACAGATTTAATTGTAAACTATTGGGCTAAGACATTAGAAGACAGTGAGCGTATTACTGAAAGATTCTTTCTTTCTAAGCGTAAGATTATTGAACGTCAACGTACTGGTTTATATCGTGATGTAGACTTAGGTGATGCTATTAGCTATGAAGTTAATAAGTCACGTGATGTTACACAACCAACTAACGATGACACTACTCAACATCTGTTACTAGAACAGCACCGCTTTTTAGACTTAGATAAAGATGGGTATGAAGAGCCTTATGTTGTTACTGTAGATAAGTACACAAAAGAAGTATTACGTATTGTTCCTAGATTTACTAAAGAGTCAATCAACGTAGATGAAAAGAATAAAGTTGTCTTTATTATACCGGATCATTATTATGAAAAATTCTCATTTGTACCTAACCCTGATGGTGGCTTCTATGATATCGGGTTTGGTCGTTTACTTGGCTCCATCAATAGTTCAGTTGATACATCAATTAATCAACTACTGGATGCTGGTACTCTAAGTAACTTACAATCAGGTTTTATTGGTAAAGGTCTTAAGATTAAGATGGGTGAAAGTTCTTTTGCTCCAGGTGAGTGGAAGGCTGTTAATGCTACTGGTGATGACATCAAGAAGCAAATCTTCCCACTACCAACTAAAGAACCTAGTCCAGTACTGATGAATCTACTTACATTCTTGGTACAGTCTGGTAAAGAGTTAGCCTCAGTAGCAGAGATTATGACTGGTAAAATGCCAGGTCAGAATACTCCAGCTACTACTACAATGGCTACTATTGAACAGGGTATGAAGGTATTTACTGCGGTATATAAACGTGTTTATAGATCACTCACTAAGGAGTTTAGAAAACTTTACAAGTTAAATAAACAATATACTAATCCAGAAACATATGTAGCTATCTTAGATGAGAAGGTTACTCAAAGTGATTTCCAAGGACAAGAGAATGATATTGTCCCTGCTGCTGATCCACAAGCTACGGCTGGTCAAGAGAAGCAGATGAAGGCTCAGTTCATGATGCAACTTCTATCACTAGGTACACTCAATCCTATTCAAGTTACTGCTTATATCTTAGATGCTTATGAGATTCCTAATAAGGAACAGTTTATGATTCAACAACCTCAAGGTGATCCTGCTGCTGCTCAAGCTCAACAAGAGTCTGAGATGAAGAGTAAGGAAATGGAAATGAAGATGCAACTTGCACAAACACAAGCACAACATAAGATTCAAGTAGAAGAACTTAAAGCTAAGATTGGTATTGCTGAAGCAGAACAGAAGATGGCTTTAGAGGCACAGTCTAAACAACTAGATATGCGTTATAAGCAAATGGAAGCTACTCTAAAAGCTAGAATAGCACAAGAGCAACATGAAGCAAGCTTAGGCCAACAAGTAGATAATCATACATTAGGTATGGCTACTAAGATACAAGAGCATAAACAAAAGATGCAACAAACTAAGAGCGCATCCGCGACAAAACCTAAAGAAGGTAGTAAATGATTACTAAAGACGAGTATGTTGGATGGAAAGATAATAATGTAACTAAGGCATATATGGAGGCATGTTCAATACGATTGGATGATGCCAAAGATATATTAGTTAATCAAGCAGGATTAGATAGTGATCAGGATAACTTCTATAGAGGGTTTATCCACGCTTATATAGAAATGTTAAATTTTACTATTGAGGATTTTGAGTGATAGTTCCTTTCTTACATAGAGTCTTAGTAAGACCCACTCCAGTAGAGACAAAATCAGCAGGAGGTATTATTCTTTCGTTGAACGAAAAGAGAGAACAAGCCGCTGCTGAAGAAGGTACTGTTGTTGCTTTAGGAGATACTTTTGGTATCGACTATAAAACAGAAGTACTACCTAACGTAGGTGATAAAGTTTACTTCGCTAGATATGCAGGTAAATGGATTAAAGAAAATGACGAGGATTTAGTCCTCTTAAACGACGAAGATATTTTAGCGATTATTAAGGAATAATATGACAGGTGAACAAACTGAAGTAGTTGTACATACCGTTGAAGATACTGCAAGAGAGCAGGGTTGGAAACCTCTAGAAGAGTTTGATGGCGATAAAGGCAAGTGGGTATCTGCAGAAACATTCGTAGCTAAGGGAGAATTAATTACTAAAATTGAATCTCTTGGTAAGAAGTTAAAGGATGCTGACAAAGCCATTAAGATGCTAACTGAACATCATCAGAAAGTTAAAGAGTCTGAGTTTAAGCGTGCTGTAGAATATCTAAAGGCACAGAAGAAACAGGCTTATGAAACTGGTGACGTAGATAAGATCATTGAGATTGATGATAAGATTGCAGAAGTAAAAGAAAATCAAAAGTCACAAAAAGAAGAACCAGCGAGTACTCCAGAGATTCATCCTTCTTTCCAGAAATGGCAAAGTGAGAATGTTTGGTATACAACTGATTCTGAGATGCGAGCTGATGCTGATGCTTTTGGTAACGCTTACGCTGCTAATAATCCAGAGAAAACCCCGGAAGAGGTTTTAGATTATGTTTCTAAGAAAGTAAAACGTCTGTACAAAGATAAGTTTGAGAATCCAAATAGAAGTAAAGCTTCTGCCGTAGAGGGTGGTGGTAATAGACAAGAGACAAGTAATGAGTCTTTTGCCCTTTCAGAAGATGAAAAGAGAGTTATGAATACCTTCATTCGTTCAGGTATCATGACTAAAGAAGACTACATCAAAGAACTAAAAAAAGTAAAAGGAATTGATTAACATGGCAAATGTCAAAAGACCCAATAGAACTCCTCTCGGTGCTAGAAGCCGTTTAAATGTAAAAGGTAAGGAAGCCGGATTCCATTACCGAATTGTTAACGACAATGAAGGACGTATACAAGACTTCATTGATGCTGGATATGAAATTGTAACAGACACTGGTGTGTCTGTTGGTGATAAACGAATTGCAAACCCAACTCAGGAAGGTAGTCCTGTAAAGGTTCATGTAGGTGGTGGACAGCAAGCTTTTCTAATGCGTATTAAAGATGAATGGTACAACGAAGATCAAGCTGCTAAACAAGCACAGATCAATGAACTTGAGGATGGTATGAAAGCTAAAGCTAAAGAGGAATCTTTCTATGGCAACATTACTATAACTAAATGAGGTGGAATTTTTGGAGGATTTAAAATATGGCTAATTATGCCGCTGGCTTTCGTCCAGTAAGAACGTTAGTAGGACCTTACACTGGTCAGGCTAATATTTATGTTGTTCCTGGTAGTGAAACTGTTTCTGTAGCTGTAGGTGATCTAGTTAAACTATCTAACACTGCTGCTGTAGGTGGTTATCTTGCTGTAGAAACAGTATCTGGTACTGGTGATGTTATTCTAGGTGCTGTTGTTGGTATCTGTATGACTGTACCTGATGGTTCCATGACTAATGGTGCTAGTCCAGTACTAGACACTCCTGTGTTTATTGACGGTCCTGTTACTGGTGCTCGTTATGTTTATGTTTCTGATGATCCTAGTCTAATCTACCAGACACAAGCATCTGGTACTTATACTGCAGATCTGGTTGGTCTAAACGCACAACCAACTGTAACCACTGTATCAACTTCTACTGGTTCTTCAACCATGAAGATGGATACCACAACACTAGCTGTAACTAACACACATGGTTTGGTTTTCCTAGGTGTTGTTCAATCACCAGATAATACTCTAGGTGCTGCTGGCTCTGCTGTTCTAGTTAGGATTAATAGACATGCATTTGCTAACCAGATTGCTGGTGTATAACAATAACTAAAGGAGAATAAATTATGGCTGTTATGACTACTTCTAGTTTTGCCAAGGCCCTTAATTAAGATTGCCAGGGGGCACTGAGGAGAAATCCTCTTTATAAAATCCATCGAATTGCGGGGACCTCCAGAACGGACAATCCGCAGCTAAGCCGGGAGGCACATGATTATTTACAGAGTTGTTAATAAGATTAACGGAAAATCGTACATAGGTCTGACTACATTATCTTTAGCAGAGAGAAAACATAAACACTGGTTAAACTCTAGAAATATAGATAAAAATAAAAAGCAGGCTTTGTACTTAGCTATATTTAAGTATGGTTGGGATAATTTTGATTGGCAAGAACTATGTTCTGCCCTAACTAAAGAAGACTTAATAGAGCTAGAAAAACAGTTCATTCAGGAGTTTGATTCCTACAACAATGGGTATAATAATACCCTTGGTGGTGAAGGAGTTAATAATCCACGTAAACTAGAAAAATATATTGTTAGGTTTCCTGATAATAAGGTTTATATAGTAGAGGGGTATAAAAAGTTTTGCAAAGAGTATAAGTTAAATGAAGGTAATTTATGGAATACATTCCAACCTTATAAAAGAACTTATACTATAAAAGGAAAACACTATACTTACTGGATGAAAGGTAAATCTTGTAAAGGTTATGTGTTGCTCGGAAAGTTCAACGACTATCTGGGAACAGAGTACCTCCATGTGGAGGGAAGCGGTGGACTCCAAACAGAGATAAATGCCTGTGTGGATGATGATATAGTCTACTCTAACGAGGAATCGTTAGCAGAGGGGAACTTACCAAGTCCCTCGGATGAAGATTAACAATCTTTATTGAATAAACACTGGCTGGCCTGGTGTAAACGCATGGTATGGTAAAGAATACGGTGATTATGCCACCGAATGGGATAAGCTGTTTGAAAAGAACACTTCTACCCGCGCATATGAAGAGGATGTTGGTTTAAGTTCTTTTGGTCTTGCTCAAGTTAAGGCTGAAGGTGCTTCAATTTCCTTTGATAGTGAGAGACAAGGCTTCACTTCTAGATATAACCATCTAGTATATGCTTTAGGTTTTATTATCACTAGAGAGATGTTTGAAGATGACCAGTATGATGTTGTTGGTCAGAAGAAAGCTCAGGCGCTAGCTCGTTCTATGCGTCAAACCAAGGAGATTGTTGGCGCAAATGTGTATAATCGTGCTTTCAGTTCTTCTTATGTTGGTGGTGATGGCTCCTCACTAATTGCTTCTGCAGGTGGTGGTGGTTCTAGTAATCATGCTAACATATCTGGTGGTACTTTCACTAATGGTGTCTCTGTAGCTGCTGACCTTTCTGAAGCTGTTCTTGAACAAGCTTCTATTGATATTGCTGCTATGCGTGATGATAGAGGTCTGTTAATTGCTGCTAAACCTCGTAAGCTTGTTATTCCTGCTGCACTACAGTTTGAAGCTAAGAGAATTCTTGGTACTGATGGTAGAGTAGGTACTGAGCTTAATGATCTAAATGCCATTAAGACTATGGGTATTATCCCTGAGGTTGTTGTTAACCACTATCTAACTGATAACAATGCTTGGTTCATCCTAACTGATGTTAAGAATGGTCTTAAGTATTTTGAACGTAGAGGTGATAACTTCGATATGGATAATGATTGGGACACTGAGAATGCTAAGTACAAGGCTACTGCCCGCTACTCATTCGGTTGGACTGATCCTCGCTGTATCTATGGAAGTCCAGGTGCCTAATGAGTAACACTCTGACCCCTAAGGCCAGAGGTACGCTAACTAAAACAGGTTCTATTGCTCGTACTGATACTACGGGTAAGGGTCTGTTTGGTTTACCAAAAGATGCGCTTATTGTTGGCATCTATGTTATCGGTGGTACAGCTTCTAATGCTGCTACTACTGCTACAATTGGTATTGGTAGCACTGCCTCTGCTAATGAGTATATGACTGGTTTTGATGTTAAGACTGCTGCAACTGGTGAGGGTTATAGTCCTGCTGGTAATGCTGCAGTTGGTTCTGCTTTATACTCAAAGCTTACTTCTGATGTAACAGTCTATGGTATCTATGGAGAAACAGGCACAGCTTCTTCGGCTGGTGGTCCTTGGTATGTTAAAGTAGAATATTATGTTACTGGTCCAGGCGAGACTCTGTAAGTAAACCCAAAAGGGGGAGAGATTAAAAACCTCTTCCTCTTTTTTTTTTATAGGATTAAATATGAATGTAACTTCTACTCCTCCAAAACACACTGGTGTTCAACGAGTTGGTGTTACTGCCACAGCACTTGGTGCTACTGCACTAGTTGCAGCTAAGGCAGGTAAGAAAATTAGAGTGCTTGGTGTTGTTGCTGTAGCTACTTTAGCAAATAGTATTAAACTACAATCTGCTTCTACAGATATTACTGCACTATTTCCATTAGGAGCTAATGGTGGTTTTACTCTACCTTATTGCGATCATGGTTGGTGTGAAACAGCAGAAGGAGAAGCACTAAATATTAATATGTCTGTAGCTACATCTACTGGTGTACAACTTGTTTATATGGTGATTTAATGGGCTGGTAGTTTATATATGCCTGGAGATGGTTCTATTACTAGTAGGCTTGCTTTGATAGGTGTAGGAACATGATGAGATTTTTAATATGGTTAGATAGGCAAGTTAATGATAAATGGTTTGGTGGTTATTTTGAAACTATCTCTGGTAGATGTTACTATACAAACTGTTGGTTCTGTACTTGGTTGTGTAAAGCTTTACATAAGATAGATGGGAATCATTGTGAAGATGCTTACAAGATGGATAGACAACATAATCAGAGTTTACCAAAACATGATAAATTATTATAAAGAAAAAGACTGGAACATTACATGTGATAGTTGTGGTAAGAAAATGAAGGCATCCCACTCAAAACATCGGTGGGATGGTTTTATAGTCTGTAACCAATGTTGGGAACCACGACATTCACATGATTTTATTAAAGTCAAATATGACAAACAAGAAGTTCCGTTCTCTAGAAGACCACAAGAACTATTTGTAGAAGTACCTTATATACTACCACTTGGCTGTACTCCTCTGACTAAATCCCCTTTAGCAGATCAAGGAACTGCTGAATGTGCAACTGTTATTTATACACAAGGAATATAATATGGCGGATACTACTTTCGCACCGGGAACAGTAATAAAGGCCGATTGGCTACAAGATGTAAATGATTATGTATATGCTGGTCCACCTTCAGGTAGTTATGTAGATTTAACTTCCTATCAAACAATAACAAATAAAACATTTGAGTCTAGTAATATTTGGAATGGAAGTACCATTCAGGTACATAAAGGTGGAACAGGCCAAACTAACTATGCAGTAGGTGACATGTTATATGCTACTGGAACTGTAACATTAGCAAGATTGGCTCGTGGTACTAATGGACAAATACTATCTACACAAGCTACTGTACCAACTTGGATTGATCCACCAGTATCTGGTAGTGGTACTAATAATGAGGTTATTCTAACTGATTATGGTGCTGTAGCAGACTTTATACCAGCCACAGGTGGTGGTGGTAGTCATACCACAGATAATGCGACTGCTTTTATTAGTGCATATAATACAGGACAACCTATTTATATTCCTGCTGGTAACTATTATCTTACTAACACAGGAACAACTGGAGATGGTAAGACTCCATATTATGCTCTTGAATATGCACAAACATATGGTCCAGGTAAATTATGGGGATTAGCTGAGGGTGGTGTTAAGAAGATTCCACTAGGTTTTAATCTTCGTATAGGTTCTAATATTAGCCATGAAGCTTCTAGAGTTGGTGGTCTTGTTATTGGTGGACAATACCAAGGTCATGGTATGAAGTTATGGGCAGGTCATCATAACTGGATGCAATTTATGCCAACTAAGTATGGTGGTATTGGACAGGTTCAAGTTTATGGTAGTCATGCTAATGGCTTAGGTACTAGTACAGCACCAGATAAAATTAATGGAACCTTTCCAACATATTCTTCACATAATTATTGTATTGAGGTAGGAGATTGGGTTAGTTTTGATGGTATTGATTATTTAGTAACCGCAAACTCAGGCACTCAACTTACAGTTACTACAACTGGTGGTGGTAGTCCAGGTTTAAGTACTTCTGCTATACAACGTCCTTGGTCACATTGTTATGAGACAGCTAGTGGATACTGTGATGTATCTGGTCCTGTTGTTACGTACAACAGTGGTGAGATATTTCCTGTTGGCTATGTTGCACACGGGAATATTCGTATTGATGGTGTTTTATATCCAGTAACTGCTATATCTACTAACTACTCTCTTATAATAACTGGTACAGCTACTAAGACTAATGTACCTTTCTTCTTAAAGCGTGGTGAAGGTCCTTTTTCATACCAATCATTATTTAGATTACAGGGTAATCAAGGTGGATATGAAACTAATGGTTACTTGTCTCTTAATGCTAGAAACGAAACTGTTTTAGCTAATAACGCTAGTAGTTATGAGGGTGCTGAAGGTATTAGACTTGAGATCTTCTCTAAGAAGATGGCTAAGTTTGGTACTACAGAAACTATTCTTGGTGCTAAATTAGCTCCTGACAATACGACAGCACATACTAGTGTTTTACAAGGTAAGATTGCTTGTGTTGGTTTGGGGACTTCTGAAAGTTTAGATGGTGGTTTTGGGGATAATTATGTTCTTCTTGGTAAACAAGATACGCCAACAATGAAGGTTATTGATTGGGGTTATACTGATTATTTAACTATCTATGGATCTACTTCTGGTGTAAATACAGGACCAACTATTGCTGCTGAAGGTGCTACTACAAACTTAGACATTACATTAACTCCAAAAGGTTCTGGTGGTATTATTCTTAATAAGAAAACAACCATTAATGATTTTACAACAACTGGTCTAACCTTGAGTACTACAGCAACTGCTTCATTTGGTATTCTTATATCATCTAGTTCTGTAGATCAAATAGATAAGGGTATAGCTTTTGCAACTCGTTGTACCACTGCTGGTATTGCTATGGGTGGTAATAAGATTAATCTTGGGGCAAGTTCCTCTGGAGCATCTGCTAGTACTAGTGGAGACCTTATGTGGGATGGTACTGCTGGTAGATTATTCTTTAATCAATCTGGTACTCTAGGTGAAATCTTAGTAGCAGATAATCCACTAACTGAGACTATCTCTTCAAATAGAACTTTACGAATTAAAGTAAATGGTGTTACATATAAACTTTTAGCGGCAGTATAAAATGGAAAATCTTAAACTAGAAAACATTCAACTTAAGAAACGTATTCTTGAATTACAAAGTAAATTATTACAACATGATTGGGATAATTTAAATCTACAAGAAGTTGAACTAATTAAAGTAGAGGTAGTTGATGGACCAACAGATATTTAATATTTCTGTAGCTATTGCTGGTACTCTATTTGGTTGGTGGATGAAAGCTATTTGGGACGCTGTTAAAGATTTGCAAAGAACAGACACACATCTAACAGACGAAATGACAGCTTTAAAAGTATTGATTGTAGGTGAGTACGTTAAGCAAGAAATGTTTGATAAAACAATGGCTGCTTTATTTACAAAACTAGATCGTATAGAAGACAAGGCAGATGCCCGATGGAAAGAACATAAGGAAGAAAGTAAATGACAACAAGCAATAGTACAGACTTCACTGTAACTAGAGATCAGATTATCTATGGTGCTCTTAGACTCTGTGGTGCTTTGGGTGTGGGGGAATCCCCACAAACAGCCCAAGTAACAGAGGCTAACGAAGCACTTAATATGCTGGTTAAATCTCTACAAGCAGAGGGAATGCCTCTATGGGCTATTGAACAGTACACATTAACGCCTGTAGTTGGGACTAGTTCCTATACTATTGGTGTTGGTCAAACTATAGATAAGCCAAAACCATTAAAGATACACCAAGCATTTAAGCATGATACTAGTACAAATGTAGATGTACCAATGAGAATTATTACTAGGGATGAATATAATCGTCTTGGTAATAAGACCAGTCCAGGTACTCCTATTCAATTGTACTATGATGTTCAGAATACTTATGGTATAATGTACGTTTATCCTGTGCCTACTTCTGTAGAACAGACAATCACTATTGTATATCAAAGACCTTTTCAAGATTTTGATACTGCAGATAATACACCAGACTTTCCTCAAGAGTGGTTTGATACTCTAAAGTATGGACTAGCTCATAGGTTGTCTGGTGAATATGGATTAACTATAGAAGATAGAAGACAACTCCAACAAGAATTTATAATGATTAAACAAGAAGCACTTTCATTTGGAACAGAAGAGGGTAGTTTCTATATAACTCCTAGGGAATATTAATGGCTAAACAAAACACAGCAGGTAATATAACAAAGAAAACAGTTCGTGTTCCTTTAGTTGGAAATCTACAACAGAGAAATACAACTGATATAAAAGATCAACGCTTTCTTAACTTCATGGTTGAAACTACTTTTAATCCTGTTACAGAGACCAAGAAACTCTACTTAGTTAAGCGTCCTGCTTTTACTGTTTATCCAGGTTCTCCTTACCCTGAAGAGGAGGGAGAAGGTAGGGGTTGCTGGTCTTTTAGAAATATTATGGTTTCTATCCATAGTAATAAGGTATATCTTAATGGTTCTGACAGTAGCTTTAGAGTAACTACCACTGTTGGTCCAGTAGGTGCTACTGAATTTAATAATGTGGAGGATGCTAATAGAGTAGGTCTTTTTATAGCAGATGGTACAGATGCTTGGATACTATCCCATGACTTAGCTTGGACTCGTGTTGATGATAAGTATCTTTTAAGAATCCCTGAAACTAGGTATGAGCTTGGGGATAGGGTAGTTGATTCTGGTTATTATAATGGATATGTTTGTATCAGTGCTGGAACTACTTCTGCTACAGCAGACCCAACTACCCTTTGGCCTGCTAGTATCAATGGTGAGGTTTGGGATGGATCTGTTTTATGGAAGAATTTCTCGGTCTATACTGGACCTAAAGCATGGTTAGCTACAACAGCACAAGCATTAGACTCTATTAAAAAGCCAGTAGCTGATACTGGCTATTGGTATAAATGTGTTTCAGCAGGAACAACGGCAGGTACAGAGCCTGATTGGCCTTTAGGGATTGGACTTACTGTAGATGATGGTACTGTTACTTGGGAGTGTGCTGGCGAGTATGGTGGGTTTCCTAGTCCACATATACCAAGTCCTATCTATATGGATAACTATATTGTCCTTGCTGATGCTAATAGTAATGATATTTATAATTGTAATATTACTAAACCAACATCATGGGGAGCGTTAAGTTTTACTTCTATTGAAAACTTTCCAGATAATATTGTAGGTTTAGCTAGACAGAATAACTATATTGTTGCTTTTGGTACAACATCAACTGAGTTCTTATATAACTCTGCTAAGGCAAATGGATTAACTGATTTTGACAGCCCCTTCTCTCCACATGAAACATTACTTCTACAGGTAGGGGCTATAAGCAGAAGTGCTATTCTTCAATCTGAAAAGACAATCATCTTTGTTGGTAATAGTAATCTAGGTGGAAGGAGTGTTTGGAGAATTGATGGTTCAACGGCTAAGGAAATATCTACAGAATATATTGAGAAGTTTATTGACTTGGAGAATGGAAGTTACACTATTACTGGCTATGGTTTTCGTATATCTGGTCATATGTTATTTGTGCTTAATCTACCGACATCTGATAAAACATTCGTATACGATGTAGAAGAAAACTTCTGGACTGAGTGGGATTATTTGGGTGGTAAATTACCATTCGTAGACTTTGCTGAAAGTCCACTAAACTTCTTAACATTCCAGCATACTAATGGTACTTTATATAGCATGAATCCAAATAAATTTATGGATGAGACTATCTCAGAATCTGGTGTTGTTTCTGTATCAATAGATACACAAGTAGTACTTAGTAAGCAGGATATGGAGACAGATAATTATAAGTTCTACCACCAGACAACAATTATTGGTGATAGTATACTCGATCCAATTTACTTGTCTTGGTCTGATGATGATTATCAAACATGGTCAACTCAGAAAGAACTAACTCCGGGACATAGACCATACTTCACACGTTCTGGTCATAGTAGAAGAAGAGCATGGAAGATTAGATACGCAGGTAATAGTAGACTTAGATTAGAAGCTATTGAGTTAAACTATACAATAGGAGATCATTAATGCTTTTAATTCCACCACCACCTAAAAGTGATAATAAAGATGTAAAGTTTGATTGGTTTCTTAGGGTGCGTAATGGTTTAAATAGTTTAGCATCTGCAGAACATAATACACTACAAGCAGTTCAGGGTGGCTCTGCTACAGAGAAATACCACCTTACAGAGAGTAAGTACAACGCTATTCAATCTGGAATATCAGCTACAATAACTACAGCTAAACTAACCCCAGGTGGTGTAGATGGTAGTATGACTTTCACTAATGGTATCTTAACATCACAGACGCAAGCAACATGAACTTTTATTACGCACAAAATAACGTACCAGAAGAAGTAAAGAATGTAATACTAACATCAGACCTTCGCCAATTTGGTTGGCATACAGATGAAACTAATCCAGAACTTGTATTAGATTTATTAGTAAAGAGGATGTCTGCTGGTTCTGTAGTAGTTTGTTACTATAAGAACTGTGTTTACTTTATTACAGATTACTTTCCTGGTGTGGTTTTACTAGATAGTTTACGAGGCAAGGACGCTTCTATATTTGATTATATAGCTGGTGTTAAAGAATTGCTACGGTATTTAGAAGATAGTACTAAGATACATAAAGTGGTTACTAAAACACCATTTAAAGAATTAAACAAATTACAAAAGAAAATTGGTTTTGAAATAGAAGGTACTCATAAAGAAGAGTATTTAATGCCTGACGGCACCTATGCTGATACGTATTCTTTTGGTTATATATTAAGGAGATAATATGCCTGTTATTGGAATAGCATTTACTGCTATTGGCTCTAGTATTGGTACTGCGGCATTCGCAGGTACAGCTTTGGCTGGTGTAGGTGGTTATATTGGTGCAGGTGTTGCAGGTGGTTTATTTGCAGAGAGTCAGGGTGGTAGCTTTGGTAAAGGCTTCCTAATGTCTGCTGTAGGTAGTTGGGCAGGAGCACAGTTAGGAGAAGCTTTTGGAGGTATTGGTGGTGGTGCAGGAGATATGTCTGAGGCAGCCTTCCAAGCTGCTGACTATGCCAACTTAGCTGGACAAGGTTTAAATGCTGGTGCTATTGGTCAGAACATGGGTGCTGCCGCAGGTAATTGGGGTGGTGTTAATGCTGCTGCTATGGCAGGTATGGGAGA